AGTTTGCGTCTCCGATGTCATTATTGATCCGGGGGGGTCTAGGCGCGCACGGGGTCCATTCTACGGGGAAACGCCGTGGCAACGGGTAGTCGCGGACGCCCTCGGAAGCCTGACGCCTTAAAACGGCTTGAGGGAACCGCGCGCGCTGACCGCAAAATCGAAAACACGCCTGAGCCCAGCGGTATGCCGCAGCGTCCAAGCGTCTTGAGTGCCGAGGCCGTGGCGGTCTGGGACGACCTCGCGCCGAAACTGAGTGCCCTGGGCCTGCTTTCCGAAGTCGACGAAAGCACTTTTGCTGTCTACTGCCAAGCATATGCCGACTGGAAAGAGATGACGGAGCTGCTGAACGACCTCGGTGTCGCTGCTTGGTATTCAGAATCGGAGTCTGGCTACCGCCAGATCATCCCAGAAGTCACCGCTAGGGACAAAGCATTTCAGGCGATGCAGAAAATGGCTGGTCGGTTTGGCCTCGATCCATCCAGCCGCAGCGGCATCAGCGTCGGCACTGAAGCTCGCATCGCCAGCCCAGCCGAGGACTTTTTCTTTGCTTCTCCGAAAGTGATGCCGTGACGACCGCGATGTTGATGGGCACAGGCGAGCCGGCGATCGACGAGTGGCTGGAAACTGATCGCGCTCTCGGCACTTTCGAGACGCAGGCGCGTGATCGCATCCGCCAGACGCACGAAGACTGGCCGGCGAAAGGCTACTGGTATGACCATGACGCAGGCGCGCGGGTGATCAAATTTGTTGAAGACTACTGCCGCCACTACAAAGGCGAGTGGGCTGGGCGTCCGATGCTGTTGGAGCCTTGGCAGAAGCTGATCCTAGCAGAGACTTTCGGCTGGAAACGCGCAGACGGCTTCCGAGTTTATCGGACGCTCTGGCTTGAGTTGGGCCGGAAGAATGGGAAGTCGGCGCTGGCGGCTGCGCTGGGTTTGTATCTACTTGTCGCTGACGGCGAGCCGGGAGCCGAAGTCTACAGTTCAGCAACGAAACGCGACCAGGCCAAAATCGTTTTCGGCTTCGCAAAAGAGATCGTGACGCAGTCGCGAGAGCTGACGGAGCATTGCAAAGTCCAGCGATCGAACATCTCGGTGCTTCGTACTCGCTCGAAAATGGAGCCGCTCAGCGCTGAAGGCGACACGCTTGACGGCCTGAACCCGCACGGCAATATCATCGACGAACTGCACAGCCATAAAGACCGGCGCGTGTACGACAAGATGGTCACTGCTTGCGCGGCTCGCCGGCAGCCGCTCACCGTCTGCATCACCACTGCCGGCATCTACGATTCACAGCAAATCGGGTGGCAACTTCACGATCACGCGACCGCCGTTCTTGCCGGCACAGTCGAAGACGATACATGGTTCTGCTGGATTAGCGCCGCCGACGAGGGTGACGACCCGTATGCTGTGGAAACCTGGGAGAAGGCCAACCCGAACCTAGGCGTGAGCATCTACCCCGGATTCATCAAGCAGCGCGCTGCCGAAGCGTTGTCGCAGCCAAGCTCGCTGAACTCATTCACTCGGCTGCATCTCAATTCTTGGACGCACCAGATTGAGACGTGGCTGGCCCCTGACGCTTGGGACGCTTGCGGAGACGAGGTGGACTTGGATCTGCTCGAAGGGCGCGACTGCTATCTGGGCCTTGACCTCTCAAGTAAGCTCGACCTGACGGCGCTTGCGCTAGTCTTTCCGCCGCTTGACGATTCTGAGAAGTGGAAAATCCACGTTGTGTGCTATATCCCACGTGAAACAATGCGGGAAAAAGAACGCGCTGATCGTGTGCCGTATTCAACTTGGGAGCGCGACGGCTGGGTGGTCGCGACTGACGGCGATGTCATTGACTACGGGTTTATTGAACGTGACATCTTGGCGTTGTCTGAGCGATTCAATCTGATCGAAGTCGCGTTTGATCCTTGGGCGGCTCAGCAGACAGCGCTTCGGGTCCGCGACGACATAGGGATTCCCGTGGTCCCGATCCGCCAAGGCTTTATGTCGCTGAGCGAACCAACGAAAGAGCTGGAGCGGTTGGTGGTCAGCGGCAACCTCGCGCACGGAAACAACCCGTGTCTTGCCTGGCAGGCCAACAATGTCACGGTCAGGCACGATCCCGCCGGCAACATCAAGCCGGATAAGGGAGACTCCCAAAGAAAACGAATCGACGGTATTGCTGCGACGATCAATGCGCTTGCTCGCGCGTCTTTCCACGAAGGCGGCTCGGTCTACGAGTCCGAAGGGATCATGGTACTATGATGAAGCCAGAATGGGTAAAACAAATTGACCTGCGAGACGTTCACATCTACGGCGGCGCTGGTCTGGTTGCGGTCGGCGTGTTGGCGATTGTCGGCTGGGAAGGCGCGCTGATCGCTCTTGGAATCGTCCTGCTATATCTTGGGACTTACCGGATGGGGAGACTGTAGACTGTGGGCATTTTCACGATTCTTGAAGAACGCGCGATGCCGCCTGCTGGCGATGACTTCTGGTACGAGCCAACGTCGCGATTCCGCGACGGCCCAGCTACGCCAGAGTCGGCGCTCTCATCGACCCCTGTCTGGGCAGCGGTTAATCTAATCGCCGGCACAGTCGGCTCAATGCCGCTTATTCTGTATCACGATCTTGAGAATGGCGGCAAAGAGCGCGCATTGGATCGCCCGCTTTACAACCTGCTGCGCTGGGCTCCGAATTCGTACCAGACAGCCGTCGAGTTGTTTGAGATGGGCCAAGGGCATCTCTGCCTGCGTGGCAATGCGTTCTTCCGGCTTGAGGTCAATCGCGCCGATGAGTTGATTGCGATCGTGCCGCTGCACCCGGACCGGATGAAGCTTAAGCTGCTGGACGGCGGCGTGGTTGAGTATCACTACGACGCAGGCTCAGGTCAGACGCGCGTGTTTTCAGCCGAAGAGATTCTGCACGTTAAGGGGCTCAGCTCAGACGGCTTGATCGGTTACAGTCCGATCACGATCGGTGCCGGCGTGATCGCGATGTCGGATGCCGCTGAAAAGTACGGTGCCCGTTTCTTCGAGAACTCTGCCACGCCGAGCGGAATCCTATCGCACCCAGGGAAGCTGAAGCCTGAATCGCGGGCGAACATCAAAACTTCGTGGCAGGCGGCGCACGGCAGCGGACGCCAGCACTCGGTCGCGTTGCTAGAGGAAGGCTTGTCGTGGACCGCGATGAGCGTCTCGCCAGAGGAGGCGCAGTTCTTGGAAACCAGGCGTTTCCAGGCCGAGGAAATCGCCAGGCTGTTCAACGTGCCGCCTCATCTTCTGATGCTGCTGGACCGCTCGACGTTCTCAAATGTCACAGAACAGAATCGGTCGTTCGCTACTAACTGCATTCGGCCCTGGGCGATCCGATGGGAACAAGCGATCCGCAAAAGCATCATCGAGCGGTTTTCTACTGACACTGAGGCGTCGGTCGAATTCGACATGAACGAGCTGCTAAGACCCGACACGATGGCTCGCGCGCAGGCGAACCAGATCCTGCTCACCAACGGCGCGCTCACGATCAACGAATGGCGCACCCGCGAAAATCTGAACCCGATCGAAGGTGACGCCGGTTCGACTAACTGGATGCCACTGAACATCGCGCCGGTGGCGGTCGCTGAGAGTATACCAGACGCCGAGCCAGACGACGAGCCTGCGAACGCTTTGCGCGATGAGCTACGCAGCCAGGGCTTCGAGATTGCAGACAGCTCAAAGCTGCCAGAGCTTCGGTCGTTGGCGAACCGCCGCAAGATTGCGGAAGCCACGAAGCCGCTGATCGAAGCGGCGACCCGTCGTCTGGTCAGACGCGAAAGCAAAGCGGTCAAGCGGATGATGACGAAGCAGTTGTCTGGCGGCTTGACTGGTCGCGAGCAGCGCGGCACTGATGGCCTCGCGACTGATATTGAGGCGTTCTACTTTGGCGAATTTGTGGACGTGATCGTGGCTGAACTCTTGCCGATCATACGTTCATACGCTCAACAGATTTACACGCAGGCGGCACTGGAAGTCGCGATGCCGCCAGAGCTGACCGAGGATCTGGAGGAGTTCATTCGCGGATACATGGCAGTCAGCGCGAACGGTTACGCGAAGCAAAGCCGGCAAGCGCTGCAAGCCATCATCAGCAACACGGACTTCAGCGAGATGGCGGCGGAGATTGATCTGCTGCTCGCTGAGTGGGCGGAAACGCGAGCGCGGCGGGTGGCAACTCGACAGACGACGGAAGGCAACGGCGCGTTCTCAAAATTCGCATATGTCGCCGGCGGCGCGATTTCGTTGCGCTGGGTCACATCTGGCTCCAACTGCCCATTCTGCAAGAAGCTCAGCGGCAGGACTGTACTCGGTTCAGAGAACTTCCTGGAAGCTGGCTCAGCACTTGATAGCGATCAGGGGCAATTAAAAGTTCGCAAGAATGTCGGACATCCCCCAGCGCATCCCGGCTGCGATTGTTTCATATCGCCTAGCCTCTAAGGGACTTACATGGATAACAGAACTTCAGGAGACACGACGATGGAACGCAGAGACTTTGAGCTGGAAGAATTAGAAGTTCGCGACGATGAAGACGGCGGCCAGGTGATTCGCGGCATGGCGATCCCGTTCAATCGTTCGTCGCAAGACCTCGGTGGCTTCATCGAGCGAATAGATTCTGGTGCTGTTGAGGTTGAGGGCACCGACGTTGTGATGCTGTGGCAGCACGACAGCGCTGATCCGATCACCCGCCAGTCGACCGGCCTGAAGCTAGAGGTGCGGAAGTCTGGCGTGTTCTTCGAGGCTCAAGCGAGCGACTTCAGCGACCGCCAGCTTGACCTGCTCCAGCGTGGAGTCGTTAAACAGATGAGCTTCGGCTTCCTGACGCTTGACGATGAGTGGCAGCAAGACACGAAGCCGGTGCGGCGGACCCTGAAGAAAATCGAACTGCGCGAGATCAGCCCTGTGACTTGGCCGGCCTATAAGCAGACCTCGGTCAAGGTCGCGGTGCGTAGCGCGCTCGACGCCGGCATTGAGTTGGACAGCGAGCCGGAAGTCGTCGCTGAAGACACCAGCGGCGCAGATGCGCTTCGCCGGCTCAGGCTCTTATCGGTCGACCTCTAGACCGTGGCAATCGGAAAAGCGTCGTCACTGCCGGCCATCTCTGTCGGCTTTGGGATCTCCATACTGGTGGCGACGTGGGCAGCCGGCGCGCGCTTTACTGCGATGGCTCAGGCGGACGCTGCGGCAATGGTCGAGATCGCTGACGTGCAGGACCGTCAGAAAAAATACATCGGGACGACTGGGCTGCTGACCGTCGAGATCGACGATCTCCGAGTGCGCCTATCGGAGCTGGAAACGGAGATGGCACTACTGCAACTGCGGCTGCAAATCGACGGCGTTAATCGCGAGTGACAAAGACCTTCATGCCGACTCCGCCGCAAGACGGAACGACTCTCGGTAGCAACGCAGATGGTGGGCGGCCCGTTGACGATCTCCTCGACCAAGCCAGATCACCATCTGCATCTCGTGTTTGACCATGAGTTGAAGACAGCGATCAACGAGATCGTTACCAGAGAGTAAGACGACCTGCCCCACCAATCTCACTTGACGAACCATTATCTGGTTCGTCTTTCGCTTCACTCTGTCGCGCTTCATGAGGCTCGACGACATGATGCAGCGTACCGAAGCGATGCCTCATACTTGTCATGCATGGTGGTGCGGATCACTCGAACTATCTGTTTGTCGGATAGGTCGTGCAGTGACTTCCAGTTATTCGCTTCGCGATCCCATCTCTGCGCCTCTAGTTCGCTGGCCGTTATGTCCACGTTTACCCATTTTTGTGTCTTCTTGGTCGCCATCTCAGGCCTCCCTTATGCTGAAAATATAAAGACCGTCAAACCTTGGCTGGGTCATGGCTTGACCAACAGAATTAGCATGGAGAAAGATCGTCAGTGTCTCTGAATTTTCGCCATCGGCTAGACGGTTAAAGTCGTCGCCGTAAACGATTTTGAAGCGGGTGAGCTTATTGCTGTCGGTCTGTTTCATGGTGTCTCCGGTGTGTGTGTCAGTTTTCATATGAGGAATGTAGGGCAACGTAGTGCGATGTAAAAGGGGTGTCGGGTAATTAATATTCCTGCTCTGTCTTTGTTTGGCGGCTGGGGCTTCGATTGGTTACATTCCAAACCATAGGAGAAGGCGCTGGGGCTCGGACGGAGCCATTCAACTAGCGTCGTCTCAGGTCCACGTCGTGACGCTTCGTCGCACGGCGGTTGCCCACACTTCACCATTCTCAATTTTTGTGGAGCTTGGGGCGGACTGTCCCCGGTTCACAGCCAGGGAGTTTCTATGGATACCAGCGCATTTCGCAAGCGAGCGAGAGAGCTGCAAACCACCTGCGAGAAGTTGCTTTCTCTTGCAGGCGAGGAAGGCCGCAGCCTGACGGCTGACGAGCAGACCAATTACGACGCGAGCTTCACGGAGCTTGAGGGCGCGATTGCCCAGATCAAGCGAGCCGACAGCCTCGCGGACATGGGCGCAGACTTGGCTCAGCCGGCCAGCGCTTCGATCGGACCAGTAGCAGCAACGGCACCAGAGGCTGCGCCAGTTGAGGTTCGCGTGGGCCACGACCGGCACGTTGCGCGTGGGTTCTCCGACATTGGCGAGCAGCTTCAGGCAATTGCACAGGCGGCGAATCCAGAGTTCGGCCACGACAACATCGACAAGCGCCTGCTGTATTTGCAGGAGCGCGGCGGCAACCCGGACGGCGAAGTTCGTGCCGCTGGTGCTTCTGAGCTGGTGGCCTCGACTGGAGGATTCCTGGTCCAGAAGGACTTCAACGATACCATCGCTGAGCGCGTCTATCAGCAGGGGCAGATCGCAAGTCGCGTGACCCGTCAGGAAATCGGGCCACAGGCTAACGGCCTCAAGTTCAACGTGATCGACGAGACTTCCCGCGCGAACGGTTCGCGTTGGGGCGGCGTCCGAGCTTACTGGACCGCCGAGGGCGCAGCACTGACATCTTCTGAGCCGACGTTTGCTCAGATCACGATGACCCTGAACAAGCTGACTGCGCTGTTCTACGCGACCGAGGAGCTGCTCTCGGACCAGACCAGCTTAGCCGGAATCGTTGAGCGCGTAGTGCCAGAGGAAATCGGCTTTCAGGTTGAGTCGGCGATTTTAGGAGGATCGGGTTCAGGGCAGCCGCTCGGAATCTCAAACTCCGCTTCGTTGGTTTCGCAGGCGAAGGTGACTTCGCAGACAGCGGACACGATCAACAGCACGAACGTTGCTGCGATGTGGGGCCGGATGTGGCCGGCGTCGAGGGCGAACGCAGTGTGGCTGGTGAACCAGGATGCCGAATCCCAGTTGACGGCTTTGGCCGATGCAGCAGGGAACAGCATCTACCTGCCGCCGCTCGGTCTGTCGGACACGCCGTTTTCTCGGCTGTTCAACCGTCCGGTAATCGTTTCCGAGCATTGCAAGACGCTTGGGGATGCAGGCGACATTCAGCTCGTTGACTTGAGCCAGTACATGATGATCGACAAAGGCGGAGTGCGCGGGGATTCCTCGATGCACGTCAGATTCCTTTACGACGAGCGAGCCTTCAGATGGCAGTACCGTTGCGACGGTCAGCCGATGTGGAACTCAGCTCTCACCCCTGCGAACGGGACAGCGACAACGAGCCCGTTCATCAACCTTGCAGCGAGGGCTTAACCAATGAGCTTTTCAATCGGAGAGGGCAAAGGCCATTACGTTCTGGCTCACGCTCCCGTATCCATCAACGCGGGCGCGGTCACGTCGGACGCCTTCAAGATGGAGAACTACTCCCATGCAACGATCATCGTATCGGCTGGAGTGACGGGAGCAGCGGCAACGCTCACCGTGAAAGAGAACACCGCTGCTGACGGCACGGGAGCAACGGCTATCGCCTACAGCTACTATGCTGAAACAACTGCTGGCGGTGATACACTTGGGGCTCGCACCGATGCCGGTGCTGCCGGCCATGCGATGTCGACGGCAAACGGCCAGTTCACGATCATCGAACTCAGTGCCTCTGAGCTTTCTGACGGATCAGAGTGGGTTACGGTTCACCTGAGCGCACCGGGAGCCGCGATGCTAGTCTGCATCGGTGTTGTTCTTAGTGGCGCGCGATACGCCGAAGTTGAATCACCAACGGCGATCGTGTAGTAGCTTTCACCTATGAACGCCGGTGGCAGGGTCAAACCTGTCACCGGCAGTAGGGAGCAAGATTATGGGTATTTCGATCAGAAGGTTGGACGGCAAAATGAAGGGCCAGATTTACGTTGAGCGCGACGACTTGGCGGAAGCGTTAATTGATACCGGCCAAGCAGAGCGCGCGACCTTCGACGACTACACGACGGCGACAGCGCCGGCAGCAGAAAAGCCAGGTGGCAACACGGCGTTGATCCGTATGACGCTGAAGGAGTTGCGAGCCGAAGCGGTACGGCGCGGAATCGACGTGACCTCTGGAACCGGCTCTGGCGGCACTGTTCTCAAGCGTGACTTCGTGAGGGCGCTGAGTTAATGCACCGGCAGACGCCGTGGAACCGCATTGTTACGACTACCCCGGCGGTGACCGAGGCGGTCAGCCTAGATCGCGTCAAGCGTTCGCTCGGGCTCGACAACGTGCGCGACTTTGACACGACGCTTCAGGAGCTAATCCAGAGCGCAAGCGGTGCGGTGTCGGCGGATCTAGGCCGCGCGCTCACGGAAACCTCGTACACTCTGTATCTGGATCGGTGGCCTGGCCGTCAAATCCAGCTTCCGTATCCGCCGCTGATATCCGTGCATAGCGTCAAGGCTTGGGGCGATGCCAGCGAAACGCTCGATACCTTTGCGTCAAGTAAATATACCGTCAGCACCGGCGGCGATCCCGGCTTGATCTGGTTGAACGAAGACTCCGACTGGCCTGAGTTGATGGACAGACCGACGCCGATTGAGATTCATTTCAAAGCCGGATATGGTCCCGACACCGACGACGTGCCGGCAGCTATCCAAGCAGCGGTCGCGATGACAGCGGCCTACTTTTACGACCAGCCGCTTCCGGTGATCACAGGTACAATCGCGACAGAGCTTCCGCTGGGCGTGAGCCGGCTGATCGACTCCGAACGGTTCCAGCGGTACTAGGCTGATGGCTAAGAAATCCCGACTTCGCACGAAGCTCATGTTCCAGCGTGACGCGCGCGTGAAGGACACAGACGGTTTTGAGACGACTTCGTGGGTGGACAAAGGCGAACGCTTCTGCTCAGTCGAGCCGATGCAAGGCCGCGAATACTGGGACAGCCACGCCGTCCTCGGCAGCCAGGGGCTCAAGATCCGAACCCATTATGACACGACCATCAAAGACGTGGAGCCGGATCGCTGGCGAATGCTGAACGGCGCGGTGATCTACGATATCGTTTCGATGGTGAATGTCGACCTTGAGAATCGCTGGCTTGAGTTTGTCTGCGTGACCGGGACCGGAGTTCTCAACTGATGTCTGTCGGTGGATTCCATGTAAAGATCGACGGCGACAAGGAACTCATCACGGTGATGCGCTCGTTGTCGAAAGACTTCCAGCAGCAAGCCCTGGTCGCGGCGGTGAGCGAAGGCGCAAAAATCATCGAGGCTGAAGCAAAGGCTCGCGCGCCAGTAGCCACCGGCGGACTGCGTGACAACATCATTCACGAAGTGCTAAAATCAAAGACAAAAATCGTCGAGGTTGGCGTGTCGTGGCGAGTAGCAGGTGGGGCATCCCGCAACGCCGCCTACTACGGCGTGATGGTTGAGAAGGGCACCAAGCCGCGCGCAAACAAGACGTGGCGCAAGGAGACGCTCGCGACACCGAAAAGCACGGGGACGATGCCGGCCCAGCCGTTTCTCGGCCCAGCGTGGGACGCGAAGAAAGACGCAGCAGACCGCAAGATCAAAAACGAACTGAGCGATATGATACGGAAGAAGGTCAAGCGTAATGGCTGACCAGATCGAGGACGTGATATACGCGAGGCTTCAGGCTACGGCAGCGGTGACCAACCTTGTCTCGACTCGCTGTTATCCGATACGCCGCCCAGCGGACGCAAGCCTGCCGCTCGTTGTGTATGAAAGGATATCCGAGGTGAACCCGCCTGCGATGGTCAGCGATCCCGGCGTTGTGATTTCGCGTTTCCGTTTTAGCTGTCAGGCTGATACGCCAGAGAACTCGCGCACCCTTGCGGCAGCAGTGAAGGCTTCGATCGGGTACTACAGCGCAACGACGACGACGCCGGCAGTAGATGGCTGCTGGCCTCAGTCGAGTTTCGAGAGCTTTGACATGGCGAGCGACGTGTTCACCTGTCAGAAAGATTTCAGCATCGCATACCGGGAGTAGATATGGCGACCTTTGTTCAAAATAATGTGGGCCTCTACTGGGGCGGCTACAGCCTGGCAAGCGACTTCAACGCCATCGGGCTTGACCTAGCCGGCAACCCAGTCGAGGACACGACCTACGGGGATTCCACAGTTTCCAACGCGCAAGGCCTACCGTCAGTCGTCTTCCAGGGGGAAGGGTACTGGTCTAGCTCGACCGACTCAGTGCTTCATACGAGCCTCGGCTCTGACGACACTGTCGTGACGGTGACCCCAGTCGACTCGGCGGTAGGCTCGCGCGCGATTTTCACCAAGCTCACGACCTCGGAATACAACCCGATCGCTGGCGGCACTGTCGGTGAGATGCTCGCCTTCAAGGTCAGCGGCGAGGGGCGCGGTGAGAAAGCCGTCTCTGGCGAGATTATGATTGCGCCGGGAACAGCGCGAACCACCGGCGCTTCGTCTGCTGTGAATGCGTCTATCGGTGCCGTATCAGCCACTCAGTCAATCTACAGCGGACTCCATGTTTTAGCTGCTTCCGGGAGCCTAGTCTGCACGGTGAAGTCCGACAGCGCTTCAGGCTTCTCTAGCCCGACGACTAGGATCACGCACAGCACTTTTACCGCCGTAGGGGCAGAGATGAAATCTGCTGCCGGCGCAATCACCGACGCATACTGGCGCGTCGATTTTACCGTGTCCGGTTCGGGCAGCTTCGACTTCATCATTTCACTGGCAGTTTCTTAGGAGTTTCCAATGGCATCTTTTGTACTCAACAACGCATCCGTCGTCGTCAACTCAGTCGACCTTTCTGACCATGTCCGCACGGTGACAATCGACTCGTCGCAGGCGATGCTCGACGATACCGCGATGGGCGATGCGTTCACGTCGAACGCTGCGGGTCTAGCAAGCTGGAGCTGCACGATTGAGTTCCTGCAAGACTACGCCTCAGCGAAAGTCGACGCGACGATATCGGCTTGCTTGGGCATCGGCACAGCAGCCACGACGCTAGTGATCAAGCCAACGTCGGCAGGGGTATCAGGTACAAATCCCAGCTATTCGGGCTCGGGCATCCTCGAAAGCTACACGCCGATCGGCGGATCAGTCGGCGACCAAGCAATGACAACCGCTACATTCCAGTCAGCAACAGCGCTGACACGCGCCACCTAAACCGCAGCAAATCCCTTCCCCTTGAATGGCAGGAAGCATCATGGCTAGACTGAGCAGAGATCAGATCCTTGAGGCTGACGATCTGAAAACCGAAGAAATCGAAGTGCCAGAATGGAACGGCTCGGTTGTTGTCCGCGAGTTGCGTGGGCGCGAGCGAGACGCATTTGAAGAGGGCTCGCTTGATAAGCAGCGCAACCTCAAGATGACCAACATGAGGGCGCGGCTGGTGGCCTTGTCGGTAGTAGACGAAGACGGCAAGCGGATGTTCACTGCGAAAGAAGCAGAGCTGCTCGGTGACAAGTCGGCAACGGCGCTGAACAAACTGTTTGAGGTGTCGTGCAGGCTCAGCGGTATTACGGACAGCGATGTCGACGAACTTGAAAAAAACTCCGAAGCAGCTCTAGCAGATTAGCCTGGTTTGATTTGGCTGAAATGTTGGGGCTGCCCGTCGGAGAGCTTCAGAACCGAATGAGTAGCAGCGAGTTTGCTGAGTGGGTAGCGCGTGGCCGCATCAAGTCTGAGCAACAGGATCAAGCTGAAATGAGCGCCAGAGTCGAACAGCGAATGCAAAAGGGGCGAAGCTCATGATCATCTCACAACTCAACGTCGTCCTGTCCGCATCGACAAGCAAGTTCACTCGCGGCATGGACGCCGCACAGAAAAAGATGAAGGGCTTTCGAGCGGGCGCTGGTAAAATGGGCGCAGCTCTGAAGAAAATGGGAGGCGCAGTTGGGATCGCTGCTGGAGTTATCGCGGGTGCAGCCTTTGGTGCGAAAAAGATTTTCGATCTAGGAGCATCCATAGAGGAGACAGGATCGAAGTTCAGAACTGTCTTCGGCTCTGAAGCTGGTGGCGAGGTGTCCAAATTCCTTGACGGCTTCGCGAACAAAGCTGGCCTGACCGAAACTGCGGCTCAGGGTTTGGTGTCGACGACTGGGGCCATCGCTCAGGGGCTCGGCTTCACGCAGAAAGCTTCAGGCGAAGTCGCGATTGAGATCACGAAACTTGCCGGGGATCTTTCCAGCTTCAACAATTTGCCGACCGAGCAGGTGCTGATGGGCATCAACTCAGCTCTGACCGGCGAGCGTGAACAAATGAAGCAGCTCGGCATCGTCGTCACTGAAGCCGACGTGCAGCAGCAAGCGTTCGCAAACACTGGGAAGACCGTTGCCAAGAATCTGACCCAGCAGGAGAAAGCCACCGCAACCCTGCAGATCATCACTCAAAAGGCGGGAAGCGCTGTAGGTGACCTGAACCGCACTCAAACTTCAGCGGCCAACGTCGCGAAGCGGCTTGGCGCTCGCTTCAGGGAGATCGGGAACGCGATCGCTACGGCCTTGATGCCGGCATTCAGAAGCGTTCTGGACAGCCTTGAAGACAGCGAGTCCAGTTTCAATACGCTGAAGGATAAAATCATAGACAACTCGGGCATCATCAGCGCGTGGGCGATGGTGTTTATCGAGGCCCTGAAACTGATCGGCGTACAGATTTGGGAAACAATTGTCGGGATCAAGAACATAGGTGAAATCTTGGTCAACGTGGGCAAGATTATGG